AGTTTAATATTCCTTTTCCAGAACAACCACTACTTGACATTTCTATTCTGTAGGATTTATTAAGCGTAAGAGAAGCAAGATCAATAGAAAATGGATTGGAAGCTATAGGAACATCTCCACTCAACACCATCGTTCCACCATCAAATATTTCATAATGAATAGGATTTACTCTAAACGCATCAAAAGTAACTCTATAAGTACTTCCTGATGTATTGGTAACTGAAAATATAGTGAAATTCTGTTGAGAATATCCACACGGAGCTAAACAATCTATCTCAATATCAGGATTGTATGTATAGGTGCAATTACTGTCTGCAACATTAGTAATTGTAATACTGTAAATAGTATAATTACCAACAGGAGGATGTAAAGTAAACTTTCCTGCTGATACGGTAACAGTTTCATTAGGGATACTTATAGAAGCATTATATACAACATTAAATGTTCCTGTTTCGTTAATATCAAATTCTACCGTCATTTTCTCTGAATTAATCAACAAGATGTTCCTTCTTAGTGAAAAATACTAAACAGAAACATCTTGTTTATGATTTGTATATTACTATGTATTTATATTAATGTAAATCTACCCATGCTCCGTTAGCATATCCTCTAAACTTATTTGTAGAACTGTCATAATACATATATCCATTTACAGGACTGCTTGGAGCACTACCTGCATTTAATTGAATTCCTGTAAATTGTATACTTCCTGAAGAAACCCTTACTACATCCCATTTGACATCCCAACTATTATACACTGCTTCAACATATAATGGAACTAAAGCAACTGTAGTAGAAGGAAGAGTAAGTCCTACACCTCTATAAATAGCATTCCATGTAATTGTTCTTGGAGTTCCGTCATCTGTTATTCTAAATTTAATAATTTGCCCATTTACAGGAGTTCCAGAAGGTGCTGAAATTGTAACGTTTGTTGCTAATACAGTGATGTTTACAACTTCATCGTTTGTTGAATTTGGAGTAAGCGTGCTTGAAGAAGTAACGTTTTGTACTCTTGGTTTGCTTGTTTTAATTAAATTTCCCTCTGTTGTAAGAAAATTAGTATTATCATATTTAAGAATTTTTCTTAAAGCACCTCCTCCATCAAAATTTCCTTGAATAACAAAAGGTTCTCCATAACTATAATCTCCTTTTATTTCTGTGTAATAACCATTTGCTATAGTAGGTCTAAACCTTAATGTATTTGCACTTCTCAGTGAGTAATTTGTACCTGCGATAAGTGCAGATTTAATGGCTCTTGATGCAACAACATCAATAAAACTACAAGTAGCATCATCAATATCTATAAGTAATGCTGTGTCCGGAGTATCAGGATCTATATTGTATTCTCCTAACAGTAAATTCATTTGATTTGAATTAGCTATTTTATAACCAACTCCTGTATTCAATTTAATTGTATCGGTAGCTACATTTTCAATAATTGTTTGATAAGCATATTGCAAATGAAAATTGTAAGTTTCCTGTTCTGTTACCCATCCGCTTCTTATAGAAAGATGTGTGATAAAATTATTTATTTCACTTGTTTGTTTATTTGTTCTAATACCTATACCACCTCTTGATATATTAGGATTGTTTACATCTACACAATATACTCCAAATGCTAATCCAAACGGTTGACCGTTTGCAGGAGAAGATACTAAATCAATTCCTATATTTGAAGTACTTGTGCTATGAGAAAGCATAGTAAAGTTGTTTATAGTAGAATTCCATAAACCTGTTACTTTTAATCCTGTACAAGCAATGCTTGGAGCTCCTGTGTTTGGATCATTTGTACTTCCTAAAGCATCAATGTATATATTGTCTATAAGAAGTCTTTTTTTTGCTGTAATTTTAAACAAATTTCCGCTATATCCATTTGCTATTTTTAAAATAGCGTCTTTTTCACAATATACATTTCCAAAAATTTCTATTTCTCCATTAACTAAATATGTTCCTTTAGGTATATAAATATCTTTTTGAGATGCAAAAGCATTTTGCAATGCAGTTGTATCATTAGTTGTTCCATCACCAACAGCATTAAACCATCTTACATTTAATTCTTCATTATATATTCTTTTATATCTTGCTCCTGATGTAGTTACTAATATAGTACCAAGATTGTCTGTTGATGTTGTATCAGAAGCATCGTAATACCATCTACCTTCTTTATCTACATCTGTTGAAAATATTTCAGGATAAGAACTTACATCTCCAGAATTAAAAGCTCTAATTTGAGCTATAGTTCTAAATAAATCTAAAGGTGTTAAAGATGGACTGCTATAAGTACCATCTCCATTTAAAAAATTAGTAGACCCTGCACCTGTTGATAGAAAAACTCCATTAACTGTTTTATTTGTCAATGACTCCGTTCCAGCCAATGTTGCAAGTGTTCCCGTAGTTGGTAAAGTGACATCTGTTGTTGCTGTTGTTGTTAAAGTCAATTGATTTTGACCTAAATTGCTGTCTATTGCTACCGAATGACTTCTCCAACTAAATCCATTCCATTCGTAATAGTATTTTCTTGATCCTCCATGAACATATATGTGTATATGTGTCACACCTTCCCATTCATTCAACACTTTTACAAAAGCATAGTCTGTTGTTGGTATCCCTGCTGGAGCATTTAGAAGTTTTCCATTTGCTACAGTATGAAGTGATAAATCAAAAACAAACTCTGAATGAGGCATGATTTTTTCATTATTTAAATCAACTACCCACAAAGAATGCACTCTATCATTAAATCCAGAATTATTGAATATTTTGTACCTATTTACTCTTGGTACATAGGCACCACTGCTGTAGGAGAATAAACTTGGTAAAACATTTAGATTAGTATTTCTATTGTTTTCCAATGTGAACACTAATTTATCCCCTAATGAATTTCCTGTAGCAGAGTTATAAGATAACAATGGTTGTGCGGAAGAGTAATAGCTATTATCCCTTATGTTAATTGTTGTTTGTGTTTCTAATTGTTCTACATGTAGTGCATCAAACTCTACAAAGCCTCTCTCAATACATCCTGTCGTTGTAAAAGCATCCGTGTTAATGATGTGATTGTTAACTACATCATAAGTAGAACGTTTCACAGAAATTGATAAACCATCTCTGTGTTCAATAAAAAAAGGATATGGAATTAGTACATCTGTGTAAAAAGTATTGTTTTCTCCTATTCCATACATTTCTTCATCTTCAAGAATAGCACACCATCTAATAGAAGCATGATATGTGTCTAAAGGTGATGTTGCTCCATTTTTCTTAAATATAATTGTGTTGTTCTTTGCTACACCATTTCCATATTGAAAATCAATATCTCTACTATTAGGCATTGTTACTACTGTATTGTGCTCAAATGTACAATTTGTAACAGTAGCTTTACTTGTTTGAATTTTAACTCCTCTACCTTGAATTTCTATTAAATGACAATTATCTATCAAGGCATTACCTGTTCTAAAAAGATTTACTGTTGGACTTCCTAATCCAAATACAGAGATGCCATCAGCATTGTAATTATGATTAACATGAGTTAATACGTTTTTTACTATACAATCTTTGATTATTACATCGGCTCTTGTATTTTTAACTAAAATACCTTTACTATCTCCATAATAACTTTGACCTACGAGTCCTTCGCTCCTTGTTACACCATTAATGTAAACATTTTTAATGTCTATTCTTTCAAATGTTCCATCTATAAAAACGGAAGAAGTTGAATTATCTCCTGATGTGTTTACAATATTTTCGGCGTATGCATTTAAGATTGTAAGATTGTTTAAGTCTACTTTGCAAAATCCTCCATTTGTGATATAAGGAGTTGATGCGGAAAAACCATAATTACCAATTCTTAAAAATCCTTTAAACTTATTGTTTAGCTCTACTGTACAATTATCTCCTGTGATATGGGCGTTAATGTTGTTATTGTGGGAGAAATTAATCATGTGTAAATCCACAATAGCATTTCCAGAAGGTACTGTTATTTTAACATCTCCTACAAATTTAATGTAAACATTTTTATTTCCATTTACACTAAGATTGTGATACAAGTTTCCTGTCACTTTGTATTCTCCAGTATTGAATACACAAACAAAAGAATTATCTATACAATATGTAATTGTATTACTTAATGCTGTTGTATCGTTAGCAATATTGTCTCCTACTGCACCAAACCATCTCACATTCACCTCTTTACGAAATACTCTCTTATACCTTGCACTTCCTGAAACTAATACCGTTCCAAGATTGTCAGCAGTAGTGGTATCCGTAGAATCATATATAAATTCTCCTTCCTTACCACTATCTGTGATGTACACTTTAGGATTTAGTTTTACATCTTGTGTTGTAAAACTTCTAACTTCTGCTACTGTTTTGTGTGCTATTCCTATTTTCATGTTTATTATTTTCTTTTATGAAATGATATAGAACGTACTACCATTTGAGTGAAACCTGTATGATTCTAAACTTGCTATTGTAAATGTTTGTGCTGCAACTCCATCTAAATGTCCTGTTACAGTGATGTTTCCTGTGCTTACATTTTTCACCACTAATTGCTTTTTGTTTGTTGGTGAGGGTAATGTGGCTACTGTTCCTGCTGTATCAAACACCACAGTTCCGTCTGTTGTAGTAGAAAGGGTTGTATTAACACTAACCACTCGTATTTCATTTTCTAATGGACTTGCTCCTGTGTTTGCTTCTAAAGCGGTTTCTAAAGATTGCAAAGCTGCTTTTACCGTGCTACTATCAGGAATTGTTGTTCCTGTAAATGTTCCTAATGTTGTTGCATTTGAAGCTACTCCTGAAAGTGTTGTTAAATCAGCAACATCTGCTTCTAAAGCATCTAAATCAACAGGTTGTGTTATGGATATGTTTGATAGTTTAGTGAATTGAGCAGGGAGCATTAATCCTGCATTTGTTCCATCAGCAGCAGGGATTGTAGCATCGCTCCCTGTATCACAAACAATAATTCCATTTGTTGAAGAAGCTGTATAAGAAAGATTGGTTGTTCCAGCAGTTGCAGCAATATCTACCGTGATGACATTTCCTGTTCTACTTGCTGTCACTGCTGTTCCTGTAAAATCAACTTCAATTGCTGTTGCTGTTGTACCTAAAGCACTTCCTTCATTTTTAAATGTGATACCAGCTTGTTTACTATTCCATGTTGCAGCACTTGTAATTCTGCTGTCAGCTAATGTTCCTGTCCATCCTAATGTTAGAGATGTAGCAGCTAACAATGCTGTTGTTGGTGTTCCTCCTAATGTAAGCGTTACGTTTGTATCATCAACTTTAGTAAGTGCTCCTGCTCCTGTAATTGAACTTGCAGCAGGGGTGATAGTAACGTTTCCAGCAGCAGTAATAAGTCCTTTACCATTAACAGTGAAAGTTCCCACTTGTGTTGCACTTCCAAAACTCCCTACATTGCTGTTTACTGTTGCTAATGTGAGTACTGTAGCTCCTGTTGCATCTCCTGTATGAGTAGCATTTGTCACTTTAGCATTGTTCGTAACAGTATCAGATTCTAATGTATCTAAGTTGACAGGTTGCGTAATTGTGATGTTTCCTATCTTTGTGTAGTCTGTTGGAGATAGAAGTCCTGCTTCTGTTCCTGTCACTAATGGAATGGTTGCGTCGCTTCCTGTGTCAGAAGTGACTGTTCCATTTAAACTACTTGGGGTATACCCTAAATTAGTAACACCACTTGTAGCAGACACATCAACAGTGAGGGTGTTTCCTGTTCTAACAGCATTTATAGCAAGTCCTGTAAAGTTAATAACGTCTACTGTTCCTGCTGTTGAAAGGTTTGTCCCTTCATTTTGGAATTGAATATTTGTATGCTTTTCTCCATCTAATTCATTCAAAGCTGTTTGAACTGTTGTAGATGCAATACTTCCAGAAGGTGTGTTGCTTACATCACTTCCTGCTATTGCAAGCATTGTTTTCACTTGGGAAGCAGTTAAATCAGCAACATTAGCGGTTCCTCCTGTGTTGTTTCCTTTTAGTGTAAGTGCTGATGCTTGTGCTAATTTTGCATTGGTTACAACATTGTTTGTTATTGTTGTTGCATTGCTTCCTTGTGATGCTATTACATCTCCTGTTAGTGCTGCTCTTGTAAAAAGTGGTGTTCCATCTACATATACAAGAGTGGAATCAACCATTGCTCCAATAGCATCTTGAGCTAACTCATCTGTGTATTGAGAAATGTCTCCTACATATAAGAAATTTCCATCTGTAACTGCTGTATCAAATTGAGCTTTAGTTCCTGTGATTCCAACAATACTCGTTTGATCTCCTGTGTTTGTTCCTGTTGTACTATTTAACTTCACTTTGTCAGAAGCAGTTAATAGTCCCGCTTCTGTTGTCGAAGCTTGTGGAATTGTTGCGTCTGTTCCTGTGTCACTTGCTACATCTAATGTTGTAGAAGTTCTATTTGCAACTGATAAGTTGGTAGCACCTCCACCACCTCCACCTGCAACATCTACTGTTAATGTATTTCCTGAACGAGAAGCTGTTATAGTAGCTCCAGTGAAATTAATCACATTCACTGTTCCACTTGTACCTAAATTTGTACCTTCTTCCTGAAATTGTAGATTTACTTGTTTCTCTCCATCAAGTTCATTAATAGCTGCTTGTACAGTAGTGGAAGCTATGTTCCCTGCTGCTGTATTTGCTACTTCTGTTGCTGTATAAGAAAGCAAAGTTTTTACCTGCGCAACTGTTAAATCTGCTTCATTTGCTGTTACTCCTGTATTATTTCCTTTAAGAGTGTTTGCAGGAGCTTGTGCAAGTTTTGCATTAGTTACAGCATTGTTAGCTATTGCAAGAGTGATTGTTCCACTTGTTGTTACAGGGGAAGAACCGATTGTAAAATCACTTCCTGAAATTCCTACACTTGTAACTGTTCCTATTGTCGAAGACAACACTCCTGAAGAAAGAGTAAGTCCTACTCCTAATGTAATAGCTTCTACATTACCTGTTCCTGCTGTACTTCTTCCCAACAATGTAGCTGTTGATATTTGTTGGAATTTAGGAAACGTAACAGCATTTGCAGAAATAGTTGTTGCCCCATCAGCTACACTTGTAACATCTCCTGAATGGTTTGGATGCACATAAAGATTAGCTCCTGTTGCAATACCATCTAATTTAGTTTTATCTGCGGATGTTAAAAGTCCTGCAATGCTTGTTGTAGCAGCAGGAATCGTAGCATCTGTTCCTGTATCTGAATTAACGGTTCCGCTTGAAGAAGCACTACTGTAGGTAAGATTGGTAACTCCTCCTCCACTACCTCCTGTTACATCTACTGTAACAACATTTCCCGCTCTTGAAGCAGTGATGTTAGCTCCTGTAAAATTTAGTGTATTTACAGTTCCAGAAGTTCCTAAATCAGTCCCTTCTTCCTGAAATAAAATATTTACATTCTTTTCTCCATCAAGTTCGTTTAATGCTGTCTGTACATTTGTAGCTGCAATATTTCCTGCGGGAGTATTAGTAATATCAGCAGCAGTAAATCCTAATATTGTTTTTACCTGAGAAACACTTAAATCTAAAGGAGATCCTCCTACATTTGTTCCTTTAATTGTATTTGCTCCCATTGTAGCAAGCTTAGTGTTAGTTACAACACCTGCTTGTATTGTTGTAGCACCGTCTGCTACAGAAACAACATCTCCACTGTGATTGGGGTGAGCATATAAGTTTGCACCTGTAGCTATTCCATCCAATTTAGTTTTATCAGCAGAAGTAAGGAGTCCTGCTAATGAAGTAGTTGCAAAAGGAAGAGTTGCGTCAGTTCCTGTATCGGAAATAACATCTAATGTAGTAGCAGTACGATTACCTACGGAAAGGTTGGTAACACCTGCTGTAGCATCTACATTTACAGTAACAACATTACCAACTCTTGAGGTGTTGATTGCTGTTCCTGTGTAATTAATTGTAGTGATTGTTCCACTGCTTCCCAAGTTACTTCCTTCATCTTGGAATTGCATAGCAGGATGTTTACCTGCTAAATCCGTTTCTAAGTTTGTAACTTGTGATTGAGCTATTCCTGTTAAATTAGCAACAACAACATCTACATCTATTTCACTGTTTGCTGCGTCATTTGTAACTGTAACTTTATTGCTTCCTGAATTAATGTTTTTAAATTCAAGATTGGTTCCTGTTTTTTGCTTAAACACACCAACTCCTGACACTCCTACATTAGAAGCTGTATTAGCTTCTCCACCACCTCCGCTTGCTGTAACATCAACAGTGAGAACGTTTCCTGTTCTGGAAGCTGTAACTGCTGCACCAGTAAAATTTACAGTGTTTACTGTACCTGCTGCTCCAAGGTTACTTCCCTCTTCCTGATATTGAATATTATTCTGTTTTGTATTGTCCTGTGCATCTACATAAGATATTGAAGCAAGACCCGTAACAGAAGGAATGTTTGGTTTGTTAAGTATTTGAGCATCACCACTTACAGCATTCCAATCTGCGTTTACATTAACTTCTGCTCCTGCTGCTATTCCACTCAACTTAAATTTATCAGCAGCACTCATCAGCCCTGCTTCTGTATTGGAAGCAGAAGGAAGTGTTGCATCGTTCCCTGTTGATGATGTAACATCCAATGTTGTAGAAGTGCGATTTGCAATTCCTAAATCAGTATTCCCTGTTCCTCCTCCTGTAGTAAATACAAAAGGTGTACTTCCATCTCCTGAATTGAATTCCAGTTCTCCACCACCTAAATCTGTGATGTAAGCAGGACGAGGAATGTTTCCTGTTTGGAAATTAGTATTCCAAGTAAAAGGAGCTTCATTGCTTGTTAAAACAGCAGCAGCGTGTATTGTATTTATTTTATTGTTTAGAAACAATAAAATTTCTTGTACAGAGGTTCCTTGTGGAAAAGATGCTACAGGAACAGTAGTAAGAATCTGTGCTGCATTTGGAATGGTTGTGTTGTAATTAAAAGCATTTACCCAGTCTTGAATACTTTGTAACTGCTGCTTAATCAGTGTGAGCTCAACACCTCCATTGCAGCCATTTGCCATTTTTGTTATAAGCTCATATAATCGTTGTTCTATTGATATATCTCCACACATATTCTAAATTATTGAAATTGCTATAAATACTATTAGTGTAAGAATTAAAAGAATTGCTCCTACAACAATTGAAAATCTTTTAAATTGTTCCCATGTACTTAAATAAACAACTGGAACAGTTAATCCTATTGCTTTTTCTACATGGTAAGGATCAAGATAGTGAAGTAAATTAACTAATACTTGTCCTAATTTTGTCATGTTTAAAAGTTGGTTATTTATTCCTAACACTTCTGAAATAGTTTGATAGGGACTTCCAAAAGGACTAATAACCTCTTTAATGAATAAATCATTAAATAATTCTGCACAAAATATATTCCCTCCAATATCAATCCACAAAGCAACATTCAATGCTTTCTTGTTGATTCCTAACAAATGCTTTATTATTCCATATATTATTCCAATAGGAACTAATATAGAACTAATAATAATTGCAATAATTGTTAAGAGTATTCCCATTATTCTACAGGTGGTGTAACAACAGGTGTAAGGTCTGCAATGATTTCATCCAACACTGTTTCATCAATAATTAATTGAAATCCTGACAACACTCCTCGGAATTGAAATAAAGACAACATTTCACTCACTTGTTTTAATGAAGCTTTTAAATACTCATAATCAGAAAGAGCAGGGACAATTACAATAGGAACATATTGATTTTCATTTTCATATATGATTTCTCTTGTAGTTTCTCCTCTTCCTAATTGTTCGTTAGCTTTAAGAATTTCTCTATACACCAGTTTATAGCTGGAATTAGCAACAACAACATCTCCCAACATAGGAAGTTCTGCTTTTGTTCTTCCAAAGATATTCTCAATCACCATAAAATTTGGTTGAGGATTGAGAGAATGTCCCTCATTAGCTTTTAAAGGAATAGCTAAATGTCCTGCTTGATATAGTCTTGAATCCATTGTTTTTATTATCTACCTACTGCGGTCATTAATGTGTTAATTCTCGTATTCAAGATTGCATGTTCAGCACTTGTTAATCCTAAAGATGTGTAGTGACACCCAAAAGTTACATCAGAGCCTGTTGCATTTACATCTCCAAAACTAAATGCTCCAGTAGGAACACTTGTGTTTATTGATGTTCTGGCTAAAATTTCACCGCTGGGGTAGTATATAGATGTTGCATAATTACCCGAAATTGTAGTTGCTTGTATAGATATTAGCTTATTCATTGTAGAGGGTGTGTAATTATTTGTTGTATTCCACAAGTAATAAAGAAGAGTGCCTGATTTAACGTATAGATATACACTTCCCACTTCTCCAATATAACAAGAATCAGGACTAACAATAGAAGACCATCCAGTAGAATAAGCTCCAAATCCTGCATTATTAGCAGTAACTCCTGATGAGGGTGTTTGAAAATATCCATATCCACCTCCAGTTCCTGTTCTTACTCCACCACTTACCGAAGTCATGGTTGAAAAAGTAATGAGACCTGTACTCGGATTTATAGCGTTGTAAGCTTTAGTGGTTAAGTTACTACCCAAAAAAGGATGAAATGTAACCAACTTGCTATACACACCATCAGTTTTTAAACCAACTACAAAAGCATTATAAGCATCTTTTTCTGTTGTGCTTGTAATTCCTGCTCCAGTAAAAAACGTTTGAGCATCCGCATCATAACTACCTGCCCCCGTAAACAGTAATCGGTATTTATTGTAGTACATTATAGTTCCTTGGTTATGAAAGTGTCCCACTTAACCGCTGCGCTATTATAGACACAGCTTGCATATATTGTCTTCCCTGCTGTTGTCGATGTTGGTAAAGCTAATCCAAAAGCACGATAAATTGCATTCCATGTTATTGCTCTCACCACTCCATTATCTTTAATTCGTATCTCAATCACTTGTCCATTTACAGGTGTACCACTTGGGGCTGCTAATGTAAGTGCTACTGCTTGCGCTGTTATATCAACAAGGTCATCACTATTCGCGTTTGGTGTTACTGTTGCTGCACTTGTTACACTTTGCACGCGTGGTGTTAATTGTCCTTTTTCCCCTGCTAAAGCTATATTCCAAGAAGAAAAAGTACCTGTTCCACTTATCAAATCAACTAAAATCGTAACAGATGTAGCTGATACAGAGGTAACTACCCCCTCCATCCAATTTGTAGAGCTGTTTGCAGCCCTTAATCGAGAACCAACCATCCATCCCAAGTTTGTAGCACTTGCATAGGTGAAGGTTTTGGATGATACATCTATTGAAACACTACTTACACTGTTAGTTAATATGGTAGAATTTACACCGTTCCCCCCCTGTGCACCCATTAATTCTACAACAAATATTTCCCAATCGTCCGAAGTGGAAAGTGCTCCTGCTTCTAATGCAAAAAGTGTATAAGTTATTGTAGATGTTGTATTATGTGTAGAATCAATCGCACTAATTATAGCGGGGCCAAAAAGTGTGCTTGCAACGTTTTGTGCATATATGATACAATCTCTTCCTATTTGCGTACTTCCTCTTTTTACTCTTGCCGTAACTGTTCTTCTTGTTGTTGTAGCATCTTTTGTTGCGGTCATTCTTGCTACAATCATGATAGCACTACTTGCGCTTTGAGGGGTAATTGTTACAGTACCCACACTTGTTTCAGTTGCAGCAAGAGAAGTTCCTCCTGTACCAGAATTAAAGGATTGATTCATATTTCCAGCACCACCACCACTTACTGCCACCCAGCTTGTATTCGTACCGTCTGTTCCTAACACTTTAGTATTATTCCCTGTTTGAGAGGGTAATAGAGCATTAAGAGCAGCAGTAGCAGTGGTAGCTCCCGTTCCTCCATTAGAAATAGGTACTGTATCACCAGCACCTATTTCTTTAATACTTCCATTTGTTAAAACTAAAGGTTTTTTACCTGCCATTATTAAGCAATTTCAATTGGTTGTTGAATTTCTACTAAGATTTCTCCTGTAGCTGTTGCTACTCCTACTCTTTGTGAAATTTTACCTGCTCCTGTAGTTACAGGTGTTGCTGTAGCTGCTCCCGGCACTGTATCAGAAAGATACAACTCTGCTCCCACTGTGAATCCTGTCACTTGATTGTTAAGGTTTCCATAATACACAGTAGCGGATGCTGCGGATAAAACACTTGCTAAAACAAAACCATGTGCTTGTTTACTATTCACACTTGCATCTGCTTTTCTAACTTTCACAGTACCTGTATCATTAAATACATTTACAAAATCTCCTGCTGATAAAGCTTCTGATGCTACAATTGTTTTCGTTTCAGAACCAAACCCAACTGGCATCAGACTTGAATCAAATCTTCCGTTTGAATCTAATTCAGCAATCTTAGCTGCATCTGTAGCTCCAGTAGAAGCATTAATTGCTCCTTGCTCTTTTAATTTTCCGTTTTCTAATTTTACGTACTTTGCCATTTTAGTAATAAATTGATTGTTGTATGTTTAAATTTAATGTGTTACTGTTTATTGCAATTCCAATTATTTGACTTCTTCCTGTTAAATTAGGAGAGGTGTTTATTGTTCCATTAGTGTTAGCATAATAGGTGGCGTTTGTAGTTAAACCCCATCCCACCATTGTTACATTTCCACTAAGAGTTACATCTACATTTGCTCCTGTAATAGCTGCTGAATTAGAAATTCCATAGGGTTCATATATTTCATCTGGATTGTGATAGAACACTTGATTGTTTCTGTATTCCAACAATCTTCCTCCACTTATATTTTCACCTGCTACTTCTGTGGTGATTGTTGATGAATGAATGTGTAAATCATCTGCTTTACCATCTAATGCTGTTTGTAAATCTGTTTGATCTGATAATGCTCCTACAATTCCTCCCCAAATAGCTCCTCCTCCACCTGAAACTTGTTGTACCACCCCTGTCCCTATTCTCCAGCTTAGAACACCACTCGCATTTACAAATAATGTTGTAGTGCCAGCAAGTCCTGCTAAACTGGAAGGTTGAAATGTTAAAACCTTTCCTGTATTTGAAATTCTATTTAAGCTATTTACAATCATTAGTCAATTTGATAAATATCTACCCAAAAATCTGTTCCATCATACGTGAATTCAAGAATGTTTAAAATGTCATTAGTTGCTACAAAAGCTCCTGATGTTGACTTTAAATTGATTCCTGTAAATGTCAATGTTGCAGTACCATTTCCTACTATTCTATAAACAGTTTTTGCTCCGGGAATTGCTCCTGTTGTCTTAGGAGTAAATGTATGGTTTCCTGTTAGTTTGTATGATTTTGCATAGCTATAGGAAGCTTCAAATGGTATAGAAGTAGTCACCTTTACAAGATTGGATGCTACATTTGCTGAATATGCTTTTTCCTGTTTTGAAATTTGAACAATTTTCATAATTTTAATTGTATGTATTTTTGTGTATTAAACGTTTCTATACTATCCAAGAAACAGCTACTAAATGCGAAGCAACTGGTGTGACAGTGATGTTTGAATTCGTAATCACGCCTCTCTCTACAGAACTTCCAAACGGATTAAGTGCTGCTGGAATGTCTGTTGTGATGTCTCCACTTAAAGCAATGTCAGAGAATGTTAGTCCCTCTCCATTCAATCCTAAATTCACAATTGAATACGATTTCACATTGTCTGGTATAGTGACAGGTATTGCATTTGTAGCAATAGCATATCCAACTGTGTATGCAGGATGGATAAATTCCTGTAAAAGTGTTTGTGTATCAGTTGCTACAGAAGTAAGTAGTCTTATTCTTTTGTTTAGTTCTTCAAGAAGACATGATAGAACTTTTGTTCCTCTATCGAAGTATTGTGTATTTTTGTAATCCATAAATCAAGAATAGTTTCTCCAAGCAAAATTGCTCCTTTGATGCAAAGAACGAAAGGAAAAACAATGTTAGAGAAACTATTTTGAAAAGAAACTGAGAAGTATATTACCAATAATTAGAAGCTGTTAGTTGTTCTTGAAAATTAAATCCATATAGCTTAATTGTTGCACTGGATCTGATACTCTATACATTTGATATACTGGTGCGAATGGAGAGCGTACAATTTTGTTTGTGATTTTGTAGTCTCCTTTGCTATATCCTTTTCCACTTCTATCATACTTGTCGTTGACATGAAAATTCACATCTACTTCTCCGTTTTCATCAAATACATCAAACCCAATCAAATCTCTTATCAATCCTAAATTGACATCAATCATTCTTGTCATTGTTAGTGGGTCTTTCAAAAATCTCATTGATGTATCTATTGTATATCCTGCTGGTAGTCCTTGAAACAAATACAAAAATGGTGTGTAGAATTGCATCTCTGCTTGCATTTTAAATGCATAGTACTCTCCCCATTTAAGAAGCTTGTAATCCCAATCAGTTTTATCGTCATCTTCTCCTGCTGCAAACATGTGGAACATAAGTCCTAACAACATGATTTGAACAATGAGTCCCATTTCTGCTGTTGTTCGCATAATTGCTTTCTTCTCTCTTTCTGATAGATTTTCTCCATACATGAATTTATCATAGGATTCGCTATTAAGATTGTTTAGTGTTAAGGGATTAACTGCTGCTTTAGCTGTATCCAACCACACTTTTCCCACTCCTACTCCAATTGCTTTCAAATATGTTCCGAAGCTATCTTTGTTTGTGAATCCTTTCCATCCTTGCTGCTTCATTGTGTCTTGGTATTGATGAGTGATGCGCTTTAGATACATTCTAAAATATCCCTCTTCAATTGAATGTTGTTCCCAATCAAGCCTTTCTTCTTGCAATCTTGCTTGCATTGTGTTGTATATCCATCTTTTAAACATTAGAGCGAGTCTTCCATACCATGTTCTTGATAGCATGTTCTTATCAGCACTCTTGTAGTTTCCATGTATTTGTCTATTGATTCCTTGAATTAGATTGGTGAAAGCTTTTAGTGTATCTTGTGTCACCCAATCTTCAAACTTCAACAATTTCCCTCTTTCGTATATAGCAGAATTGTACAATGTTTGAGGAATTGGATTTCCCTTCTTATCAAGCTTTTGTGTTCCATCTTGATTCTTTAAAAACACTTCATCACCGTTCTCATCTCTTCTTTTAAATCCTTTCATCAAACACACCATTGTAAGCATCTGATTTGTATATTCAACAGCGTTAGATGTAGCAAATAAAGCATCAGAAGCAAACTTCCTTGCTAAATTAGATGTATGCACTACGCCTTTTGGATCTAAGAATTCTCCTTGTATAGCATCAAACATAATTGCTGCTTGAGCATTAAAGCTTTTATCAGTAAGATAGTTTGAAGCATAGTCTTGAAAGTATTCTGTATATCCTTTTACAGATACAAATAGTTCTCTGTATGTTTCTCTAAATGTAGCTGTATCAAAATGTCTTCCCATCGAAGCTTCTGAATAGTTTCCTATTGTAGAAATGAAATGGTTAGCTGGCATTGCAGTGAGGTTTAGTGCTAATGCTTGATAGGAAGACAATCCAATCATTCTATCTGTAAGCTTGTGCATGTCAATCTTCACACTACCTAATGTGAAAGCATATTCTTCTTTGCTCATTCCAAACATCATGTCTTGAATGAACGCTTCTATGTTCTTTGTTAGTTTTGTAGCATCAACAAGCATTTTCTCTTGTGAGCTTTTGTCTGTAACAGTGCTTCCACTTCCTTCTGTTTTGTAAGCTTGTCTCGGATTGATTCCTGCTTTGATGTCTCCTTTAGCTAACACTCTAAACGTATTCACTTTAGATAGATTTTCTGACTTCGCAGAATAGTGATGTGCTGCTTGTCTAAATGTTTTAAAGCTATGAATCAAATCTTGCTCTCTGTATTGAGGAGGGATGTATTCTGTGTATTGAAGTCCCACTTTGTCAATAGGATTTCTATCTACTCCATATTTAGTTTTAGAAATTCTTGCTGCTTGTGCTTCTTCAACAATATTGTCATTGTCATCTAAGAATTCATACTTTTGTGTGTCTTTGTTAAATCTCCTTTTAGCAACACTATCTTCTTCATAAGCAATAGAAAACTTCTTAGCAAACTCTCCAATTCCTTTCCAACTTGACAATTGCTTCATTTTGTCATAGACAGTGCTTTCATCTCCTGCTAATACTCTTGGTGTTCCATGTAGTCTTTTGTTAGCAGCATCATTGTTAGATTCTTTTTTGATGTCAGAAATGGTTTTGTAAAATTCTTTTAACAATGCATCATTTGTATTCTTCAAATTGTTGTATTTAGAAGCAGCTTCATTGTCATATTGAAAAGCTTCTCCACTACCAATCTTTAATGAAGAAGTGAAATCAGAAAGTTCTCCCTTCATCATATAGAAATGAGTGACATTTGTCAGTTCTTCTGAACTCCCATTGTAAGAATATTCTCCTCTATCATCAATTAAATACACAAGTTCTTTGTAGAAGAATGTACTACTATTTTCATCATAAGCTTGTACAAGGATTTTCTTTCCTATTTGTTTGCTATTTTCAAATATAGGAATACCTAATAGCTTTTCCATTTGATACCCAACAGCAGATTCAAGTTTTGTATAAGAAGACATTGTTGATTTGGTGTTGTCTCTCTTATTAGTAAGAGCAGCTAAGTTTTTCTCAACAGCTCTACTCTCTTCTAAATCTTGATAGTTGAATATCCATTGTCCATTAGCATCTCTTTTGATGATACGATTTTCAGATAGAATTGTTTTTGCTCCACTTGTTTCTCCAACATCACTCCAATTCTTTGTTGTGATACGAGCATTGTAGAAATTCCCATACAATCCTTGTCTAATGATGTCTTTCAAGCTTCCAAAATCAACAGCTTGTTTTTCATTTCTTTCATAGAATATAGCTTTAAAAGCTTTTTGCTTATTGAAGTATTCTCTTCCATCGTGTACATTCTTTCTAACAAATCTATTAGTGATGTCAATACCAAACTTAGCATCTAATTGTTTGAGAGCTTCATACAATTCTTTGTTCGCTAAATTGATTTCTGATTTAGTTTTTCCTTCTTCCTTATATAGAGCAAGAGAAAGTGGAAAAGCTTTAAACACATCTGCTTGTTGAATTTCTAACAAATGATTGAATAGAAGTTTTTCATTTCTGAATTTAAAATCATCGTATTCTTTCACAACATCTTGTTCATCTAAAGCTTTCACAAAATAAGGAGCACCAAACATCTCTATTTCAATGTAGCTTTCTCCTTCTTTCTTCTTATTCTCTTTTGAAGGAGTTGCTTTGTTGTATGCTTCTGCTTTGTCTCTCAATGTTTGATACACTTCATCTTTAGTAAGCCCCTCAGCTTCATCTATAGTAAGCTGCATGATGTGTTCTATTCTTCCATAGTTGTCAAGTTTGATAGCTTTTGTATTGTATAGGATTTGATTGGAATATTGAGCTTTCTCATCATTGGATTTCTTATCCCAATTCAATTTCTTTTGAAGAATTTCAATTTGTTCTACATTCTTAGCATCTTTCAAACGAACGTCTGTAAGCATGTCTTTGATGTACACACTCATCAATTGTGTGATTTGATCATTTAGACCAATCGTTTCTTGCATCATGTGAGAAATAGCATCCACATCTTTTAAAGCAACCCTTGCAAGTTCTTTAAATCTTGTAGCTTCCAAGAAGTATTTGTCTTCTAATAGAGCTTCTTCCTTATTTAGTTTTGCGTTCTTTCTAAACTCTTCAAAGTGTTTTTCATATTCAGGATAGAATGTAGTAGTGAATACATCTAAATACAATTCATTCATAGAAGCTTCAAATCTACTACCTAACAATAGAGCTTGTTTTAGAGAGAATATGAATGAAGGGTATTTCTTAGCTTCCTTAATTGCTTCTGTTAGATTGGAGAAGAACAACGTAGGATTGGAAACTTTTTGGTCATTCAAATATTGTACAAAAGATTCTTGATTGATTTCCTCTCCACTACCAAATAGTTGTTGAAGAATTTCATTAGCATTTAAATCAGATAGTTCTTTGACGTTATAGTCATCAATGAAATCTTCCGTAAGCTTACTAAGCAAATCTTTGTTGTACTTGTCAATTTCTTTCTCATTCCCATCAATCAAAGTAGCTTCCTTATGCAAATCCTTCAACCCATCAAATAAGTGATAGTAGTATCTCCCTTGCTGAATCAAATCATTCAAATCTTTCACCTCTTCTTCTATATCATTTTGAAGATTTTTAGCTTCTGTTCCAGTTTTAGATTTGAGAAGAATTCTTTTTTCCTCCACTCTTTTCAATCTCTCTTTAATACCAATTGGAGGATGAGCTATTTTAGCATTGAGATTGTCTAATTGTCTTTTTAAATTGTCAATTTTAGTAGGAGAAGTAGCAAGTTCTAATTGTTTTTCCAATTGAGCTTTTCTTCTAACATCCTTCAATTTTTGATCGGTGGTACTACCAAAGAACAATTCAGATAGATAGGAAAGCTTTTTCACAGCTTCACTTGTATATTTACTCACACCCAAAGCCGTAGATTCAACATCTTCCCTTCCAAATAGATATATTAGCTTATTCACTTCATTCTTAGACATTCCCACTTGATAGTTGTCTCCAATATCTTCAATAGAATTAGAATACAATTGAAGCTTCACTCTAACACCATCTAAAAACTCTTTGAATTTTTCAGCATGTTCCTCCTCATCCATGATAGATTCAAGATGCGTTTTCATATTCACCAAAGAAGGAAGATGGAAAAAGTCTTGTAACACTTCCACAGTAGAAGCATCATCAACAGGAATAGCTTTAATACCATTGATGTTGTAAGAATTCATAAATGCTTCATCAGCTAAAACATTCACGGAGAGAAACACTTTCCCTGTATCAGGTTCATCATTAAAAAACACCACCTTATTCCAACCACGAGAAGCTAACAATGTTTGATAGTGAGAATAGTCCTTTTCGTAATTGAATTTGAGATAGAGACGATGCTTTCTTTTGTCATGAACAACAACATCCCAATCCTTAACAAGTTCCTTTACAATGTCTCTATGAGCATTTGTAGCTTGCTCAATAAGTGTTTGCTTTTGTTCTGCTGTCAATGTTGGAGCAGCTTCAATGTTTCTATTTATGTAATCAATACGACACATCATTTAATTAATTTAGTTTTAGAAAATCTATTTAATCCTAACTCTTCTACCTGTTGAACTTGTTCACTAAATTCAGAATATCTATAATGTCCTCGTAAAATTCTACTAACTTGACCATCATGTATATTAAATAGTTTTGCTAAATCTTTATTTTGACACTTTGTTTCAATTTTAATTTTAAACATTTCAAGAATTTCTGCTCTTGATAATTTCCTAACCCTATCTCTTAATTCTTGATTATTCCATTTTTCTCTATTATGTTTTGTAACATTTTCTAATTTTTGTCCTGTAAATTTAAAACCTTTAGCATAACTATTGTTTTTATGTCTTGCACTTGTCCTTAGTTTCTCTTCTTCAGGAACAACTCTTCGATTTGAATGTCCTACTACTTTTTGCATATTAAATACAGGATTTAAGATGTCTATATAGTATTGTTCAGCAGATTCTAAATAATCTTTTTTTAAAGATACTTCATAATCTAAAGGGAAATTGTATTTTTCAATTACTTCAAAATATAGACTATTTTCCCCATACTTATTGTAGTAATTTTGCAAATATTTTGAATGGTGGTTTCCTTTTTTTAATGCTGAAAAATGACCCACCCTTCTTTTTGCAAATCCTATACTACTCCCTATATAAAATTTTTCAGGTTCTTCTTTAGAATATATTTTATATATTCCACAATTACTATTAATGTAATCTATACTTGGTTTGCAATTCATTTGTTTAGTGTTCTATATGAAACATTCTGTGCTTGATTCTCCTGTTTCCTGTTCAAAGTTTGTTTGTTGAGATTTTCTCCAAATCCCTGTTGAATCTTCTCTTACATATCCTTTAGAAGATAGGTAGCTTGCTAATGCAACTTCCCCAATGTTGTAGTTAGAGGTTTTCTCTAAATGAGCTTTAGTATCCATTATGAATTTGCTTCCTGCTTGAACAGCAATATCAATATTTTTGTAAGCTCCCTGTAAAACCCCATTCATTACAGGATTTACCCTTCCTCCTCTGTTTCCATTTCCTCAATTTGCGCCTTAATGTCCGTCACGTCTGCCCCGGTCGCGTCAGCAATCGCTTTCGGCACAAGGCCCTCTTTCAATTGCAACACATCCTTAAACGTCATCGTCTTGGCCGCAAATTCGTCCCATACGTCATCACCGGCCAAAGCCACAGAGTTGACTTGCGACGCCCAACCTTTGGAGAAGCCCAACGCCCGCAAATGCGCCGAAACCAACGTTGGCGCAACCTGATTATCCCGAATGAACTTGCACAGATTGTAAGTCGCCACCCCCGACTCGACAATCCTGAGCAACACGATTTCGCCCAGCTTGTCAATTTGTTCGCCATGCAGAATTTCCAACGCCGCACTTGCCGCCGCTTCAGTCGGCAAAGCCGTTTCATTTGTCTGCTTGGACACCGCCAGTTTTTTGTTTGTTTTCATTTATTGTTTTGCCTTTCTTTCTAGTTCGGATTTCATTGCCGACAAACAAGACTCGCACATGCCATGCGATACGTCAAATTGTTTCGCAAGTATTTTCAAACAATCTTTGTGCATCGATACGCAACACCAAGCACAACGGCGAATCATCAGACGGTTTACCTGGGTAAACTTTGCCCCAGCTTCCAATTGTATTGTTTCCATACCCTACCTTTAGCAGTTGGCGTGCCATGCCATTTCCGGGGTATTTTGTCCAGAATATAGACATTTTTAGACAGTGGATTGTCCAAATACTTTACAGGGGAGACCCCGAGAGAGACCCGGGGATTGCTTGAAAAATTTTTCCCGGAATCCTTTGCCGCTGGCTCAGGATTGTTTATTTCCGCCACTTGATAATC